CACAAACAGTTGTGAGTCCACACATGTACTGACAACTGTTTGTGTTGGGTAAGAACGCTATATTCTTACCCAACACAAACAGTTGTCAGTACATGTGTGGACTCACCGAGTACTGCCAATTCTCTATCAAGAAGGATAAATAAATGGCCGAAGACTGGAAGTTACAAGTATCATATAAGACCCCATCAGGGGATATGATTAACATTCGTGCCAATACCAGCGACGAACTAAGTGTTCTGCTCGAAGGCATTGGCGATTATTCAACTCAGATTGCTGCAGTGCAGCGCTTGGTTGTTGGTGCATACAACGCAGCCCCTTTGGGAACAGTGCCTACAACGCTAGGCACAGAGCAATTCACCAACTCCGCTCCGCCCCAGGCGCAGGCTCCGTCCGCTATGGCTCCAGCAACCCCCGTACAGGGTGGACCGACGTGCCAACACGGACCTCGCAAGTACAAGTCGGGAATCTCCAACAAGACGGGAAATCCTTACGCAATGTGGGTCTGTCCGATGCCTCAGGGCGCGGACCAATGCAAGCCAGTAAACTAATACCAGAAGAATTTCCATTTTGAATTAACTAGGAAGGGAGCCAAATGAGAACACTAGTACGCTCAGTAGGACGTGCCTCAATTGGAGGGGAACCTCTTCCTAGTTCGTTCAGAGCATTTGAACAGAACAAGATTATCATACGTCGTTCAGAAGTTTCTATGTTTGCAGGTGCTCCTGGAGCAGGAAAATCTACCCTTGCTCTAGCACTTGCACTCAAGACCAATGTGCCAACATTGTATATCTCAGCAGATACCAATGCACACACAATGGCTATGCGTTTAGCATCTATGATTTCGGGGAAGAGTCAGTCAGATGTAGAGCAGAAACTTAATACTGATGTTGGTTGGACTAAAGCAGTCCTCCAAAAAGGAAGTCATATAATCTGGTCGTTTGAATCCTCACCAACCTTAGAAGACATCGATGAGGAAGTCCAAGCGTTTGAGGAGTTGTGGGGATGTAGCCCATCTCTTATTATCTTGGACAACCTCATGGATGTTGCCACCGATGGTGGCGAAGAGTTCGCATCTATGCGAGCCATTATGAAGGAGTTGAAGTATCTTGCGAGAGCAACTAACGCAGCGATTGTTGTATTACACCACACTTCGGAAGCAGTTCCAGGAAATCCTTGTCAACCGCGAAGTGCTATTCAAGGAAAAGTCTCTCAACTCCCTGCGCTTATATGTACACTTGGAACTGTTGGCACATCAATGGGCGTTGCATCAGTCAAGAATCGCTATGGACGAGCGGACGCGAATGGAACGCTCATGACATGGCTTGCGTTTAATCCAGAATATATGTACATCGATGATATACCAGAGAACGTTTAGGAGATATAATGGAAAAGACAATAAAGATTATGAGTCAAGAAGCATACTTACAGGGATGGCAGGATGCAGCAGATGCAATCACATCTAAGTTTGAAGAGTCATTGCGCAGTTCAATCGAAAATCTAGAACTACCTAACTTTGAGGATGAAGATGACAACAAGGAAGAGTCACAAGGCTAGAGGTGCGACGTATGAAACCGACATCCGAGACTGGTTTAGAGCAAATGGATACGATAGTGAACGACTTGCTCGAACAGGTGCGAAAGATGAGGGTGACGTTGTTGTCCGCAAAGACTTCCTTGGAAGCATTGGCGTTATCGAATGTAAGGCCCCAGGTGCAGGCAACGCCATTGACCTTAGTGGATGGACGAAAGAAGCACAGATTGAAGCCCTACATTACGCAGAAGCCAGAGGGCTTACGCGAGAGCAGGTAATGCCAGCAGTACTAATCAAAGCAAGAGGCAAGTCAATAGCAGATTCATATCTAGTATTAAGGTTGGGCGATGTATTTGGTGGATGACTTACCAGACATAGTAGCGGTGTTGAGGCACTATGGTGCAACAGTTAACCGCACATCTGGTCAAGTCAACATCAAGTGTCCGTTCCATAATGATAGTCATGCAAGTGCAAGTTTCAATACAAGACAGAACATTTTTAATTGCTTCGCGTGTGGTATGCAAGGCAATAGCATTCAAATAATTGCAAAGAAAGAAGGGTGCAATATACGTGAAGCAAAGTCAATCGCAGAAGGAATTACTGGGGAGAGCAACGAGCAAGTACGCGGAAAGCATCTCTCTGGCGGAAGATTACCTAGCAAGTCGGGGAATAACAAAGGAAGTAGCGCGTCTGGCGCGATTAGGCGTAGTAGAGGAGCCTGAACCTGGACATGAACAGTACACGGGAAGACTCAGCATACCCTACATCACGAAGACTGGTGTGGTTGACCTGCGCTTTCGCTCTCTTAACCCTGCCGTTGAACCCAAGTATATGGGTATGGTCGGCGTTGATACTCGCATGTACAATGTACTTGATATCGAGGTTGCTGGCGACTGGATTGGTGTCTGTGAAGGAGAACTTGACACGCTTACGATGTCTAAGTTGGTCGGAATTCCCTGCGTTGGCGTTCCTGGAGCGAATTCATGGAAGAAGCACTATACAAGATTACTGGCTGATTTCGAAAGAGTCTTCGTCTTTGCTGATGGCGATGCCCCAGGGCGTGAGTTTGCAGCGAGTCTCTCCAGAGAACTTCCTGTCACTACAGTTACACTTGGAGACGGAGAAGATGTTAACAGTGCTTATATCCGACACGGAGCGCAATTTATTAGAGAAAAGATGGGACTAAACATTGATTGATATTCCACCATGCGCAGTATGCGGACAGCACTTCGATAACATCTTTGATGCTACTGACCACATGATTGACGACAATGAAGAAGAAGAATTTAACCCTGAAATAATTCTGCCTAATGGCTACAGACTATTGGTTGGTAGCCTGCTACGTCAACTCTTTGACAAGGCTAATGACCCAGAAGAAGTGCGAGCCATCACCCAACTGACTTACGGAACACTGTACGCAGCAGAGTCAGACGTAGGTCTGATGAAGAAGTTGGTTGAGGATGCAATCATTCATGAGCACATGTCTGAGATAGATTATGAATTAAAAGAACTACTAGACAAGGGAGAACAAGATGGCAAACACTAAGTTCGTTAACGACTTGGGAGATACTACCTCTGAACTGTTCGATTTGCTTCTATCGAAGCATGCAGACTACGGTCCAAAGAACATCAGCGATAGTCCTGGCGGTCCATTAAATGGACTACGCGTACGAATGCACGACAAACTAGCGCGAATCAATAACTTGGTCGACACAAACAAAAATCCAGAACACGAATCACTTGAGGATTCTTTCAAGGATATGGCAAACTATGCAATCATCGGATTGCTAGTACTGAGAGGGCAATGGGATAGCGAATGAAATACAAAGTATCTTTAACTCAAAGAAATAAAATCTATACAGAAGTTGATGCTGATTCAGAAGAGAGTGCTTATTGGAAAGTCATGGACATGGTAAAACTACCAGAGCCAGGTGAAGGTTATGACCTTGCACATGTTGGACCAACCAATGTAAAAATAAAGGAAATAAAATGAAAATCTTTGGACCATACAAAGGCAGCAAGCAAAACGGTGGGAGACCAATCTATGTCTTTAAGCGCAAGAAAAAGGACGGCACTACTACCACTACGTCTTCGAATAAGGCTCGCATTGATTATGAGAAAGCAACGGGTAAAACCCTCCCGAAAGACTCGGAAGTAGACCACAAGAATAACAAGGGCAGAGCAGGCGATGACCGCATCTCTAACCTTCGTGTATTAAAGAAAAAGGATAACGTGGCACTAGAAAACAAGCGACGCGCTAAGCCTACGGCTAAGAAAACTACTAAGAAAGCGGTTAAAAAGAAGCCATGAAAACTATAGTCTGTGTGTCCGATTTACAGGTACCTTATCACGATAAGCGTGCCGTTGCCAACCTTGCTGCTTTTATCAAGGCTTACAAGCCAACCGAAGTGGTATCCGTTGGAGACGAAATGGATATGCAGACTATTTCAAAATGGTCAAAGGGAACTCCACTAGAGTACGAACGCTCTATTGGCAGGGATAGGGACGAGACAACTCGGGTACTCGAATCACTCAAGGTCAAGCATATCATTCGGTCGAACCACACCGACCGCTTGTATAACACTGTTATGATGCGTGCTCCTGGGTTACTTGGGCTACCCGAGTTGGACTTACCACAGTTCTTACGCTTACCAGACATCGGTGCCACATACCATGAGAAGCCTTATGAGTTAGCACCTAATTGGTTACTCATGCATGGTGATGAAGGCTCTATGAAGTCCATTGGAGGGCTTACAGCCCTTGGCCTAGCAATGCGCACAGGTAAGTCAGTAGTGTGTGGACACACGCACCGCATGGGATTAGCACATCATACTCAAGCATACGGAACTTCAACACCTCAAACCGTATGGGGTATGGAAGTTGGTAACTTGATGCGCTACAAGGATGCAAAGTATATCAAGGGTGGACTATTCACATGGCAGCAGGGCTTCGGCATGTTGTACGTTGATGGCAGAACTGTAGTTCCAGTAACAATTCCAATCGCTAGAGATGGTTCATTCATTGTGGAAGGTAAAGTGTGGGGTCGATGAAACTTATCTTAGACCCAGCATCTTCGATGCGTTCCTTTTATTTTGATAAGACAGATGAACGAGTAGTCTTTGGTGACATTCGTGAGGATGAGACACACCTACTTACCAATGGGCAAACTATTAAGATTAAACCAGATGAAGTAATGGATTTTAGGAATATTCCTTACGCAGATGAATCTTTTCAGTGCGTAATATTCGACCCACCACACATGCTTAATCTAACCGAGAAGTCCTGGATGAGAAAAAAGTATGGCGTTCTTGACAACGACACATGGCAGAATGATATTAAACAAGGCTTTGCTGAATGCTTTAGAGTGTTGAAAAATGAAGGAACATTAATCTTTAAGTGGAATGAGGTCTCAATCCCATTGAAGAAAATTCTTGCTCTTACTGATTACAAAGCTGTATTAGGTCATCCATCAGGAAAAAGAATGGGTACACATTGGGTTCTATTTATAAAGACGCAGGTATCAGAATGATGCTACCTTGGGAACGTATTGAACCTTGGGATTATGTTATTGCCCATGTCTCTGATGAGTACCACAAGAAGTATGACATGGTTGAACTAGAGGACATACAGCAATCATTGTACGAGTGGTTCCTTAAGCATCCCAATAAGTTAGATGAATGGGAAGCAATCGGACATAAGGACGCTAAGAATTTAATCTATCGTTCGCTTCGCAATCAAGCATTAGATTATTGTCAGGCTTGGAAAGCCAAATCAGTTGGCTATGAAACATCAGACTTGTTTTACTACGAACCAGATATGGTTGAGGCATTGCTGCCTGCAATCTTGCGTGGTGATTTTACTGTGATGCCTATACTTAACCTTGGTAAAACAGGGCGACCACCAGCACCATCAGAGGGCGGTAACATGATGGCGATGATGGTCGAAATTAAAGCAGCATACCTTAAACTAAATGAAGACGATAAGACTGTCTTGTTCTACAAGTATGCTGAATCCCTAGACTACGCTGCTATCGCCAAAGAAATTGAGATAGGCAGCGAAGATGCTGCTCGTATGAGGCACAATCGTGCCATCAAAAAGTTAATCAATCGTATCGGTGGTTACAAGCCATACCTAGATAAGGATATCGGCAAGCCAGTAACTACCGTAGACGACGAACAACCAGAGCATGTAGAAGAACCCGATGATGAGTAGTGGTACAATAACAGGCGAGATTACTTTAATAAATAGTCTCAGATATCTTGTCCTGTTCTGAGTTATAGTTTTCATATGCTTCATGTGCAGCAATCTCCTTAGCGCGTGCGGTTCTCATGTGTTCTAAGATTGCTCCTGGTGTTACTAAATAACCCCTTGAAGGGTTAGGCTGGATGTCACAAGTGATTGGTCTACCAATCTCCCAGATAACTTCCTTGAGTCTAAACAGTGGGACTATAAGTACCGAATCTTCAAGCACGAATCCCCAATGCGTAGCCTGACTAACGCGAATCCCAGACGGCTTCCATGCACTGTCACTCTGATAGTAACACTCAGTCTCAATGTATAGATTGCCTGTCTTGACCCACTTCTTGTCAGTCTTAACCTCTACTGTATCTAGGTGGAGCAAGTCTGCAACCTTACTCTCACCCTCTAGTCCTGCCCTGTAATCTAAGTCCCAATTACTATCTTTCATAACCCCTCCATATATTTACTGAATGCCTTGTCCCAATCGTAGTTCTCAAAGTAATCTGTGATACCTTCGATAATTTGTTCTTGTAGTTTCTGCATTTCCTCATCAGTCATTTACCCTCCTGTAGAATAGAAGCCAGAGCCATTGAACTTAATTGCTGGTGCTGAGAAGATGCGCTCCATAGGCTTATAACAGTCTAAGGTATCGCATCTTACCACATACTTTTCGTACTCTTTATGATGGATAAAGACTTCCCTTGTCCCACCACAGGTGTTGCATTTGAAATCATACGTTGGCATTAGTACCAACCTTTCCGTTCGTGAAACTTCCATGCCATACAAGGCGTGCCGTATCTGTGCATGATATAGGCAAAGCCTCTGTCAATCTGTACTGGTGCAGGTGTCTTAGGGTCTAACCCAAGTATCTGCGGTATACCTCCAGCGTTCTTACCCATTACCTTTATCTTGTTGTATGCCTCTGACCGCCAGTTGGATTCCTGCGTCCAGAGTTTGTCTAAACATTCGTACTGATTATTAGCCCACGCTAGGACAACATCATGAGCATACGCCTTGCTATCCTTGACTACCCATTCTCTTTCTTGTGGTCGTTCTTCTTCTGTCGGACTAGTCCGACTGTTGAATATGTATAGTGCTACAACAACAACAAGTAATACAATCAGTTTCTTATTCATACTACACCTCCAAGTAAGGTCTAATCCTTGTCGCAAACATGGTTGCTGCTTCTTCTTCATCAGAAGTAACCTTGCGACTTGGACCTACTTCATCGCTGTATCTCGAACGAACCTTTCGTCCTGTATTGTAAGGGTCAACCCGATAGTCAAGCCCTTGTTCCTTAGCCATTGCTATTCTCTGCCCAGCAAGCATACCACCCCAAATACCATACGCTAGGTTCTCAGGTTTCATGCCTTCCTCTAAACACTTCTCCCGAATAGGACACCTACCGCACATATTTATAGCATACTTAATCTCTGGCACCATTCGCCTTAGAATAGTGTCTGGTCTACCGCCATTCGGCACAGTTGGAAACCATGCGTCAGGATTCTCATCACCACTACAAAG